CCAGCAAATAATTGATTATATTTATCTTTTAAATTTTTCATAATGTAAAAAATTATTGAGTTAATTCTGATGGTATATTACCGAATGGATCAATAACGGTGCCATTACCTTTTTGCCCAACCGGATTGGTAGGACCTAACAGACTAGCACCTGCTGCATCTGTTAAGCTGTCAAAAAACCCAGTACCTGTTTTAGGATTTCCTAATTGCATATTTTCTAACGGTTCCGCATTTGGGCCAGATGTATATCCAGTACCTTTAGCTCCTATAGGATTATTAGGACCTAATTGCGATGTGTTTGCTAAATCTACGAGTGCCATATTAAAACTCCCTTATAATTTCTGAAATTAAACGATTAATATTATCGTATTTTGTATTTATTGTTTTGTCAAGTGACTCATTTACCGGAGATAAAAATGCTCCGTGTGTTGATGGATTACTAACAAAATCAAATGCTATTAGTTCAAAGTCAGGTTGTACTTCCATAGCACTACCTGCTTCACGCATTACTTCTTTAACTGAGCCTAAACCACGTGATGAAATACCTAATTTAATTCCGGACTGGAACAATGCTTTAAGTATATTTCCTGACGGAGTAGGAAGTACTTCTACGGTACCTACCAAATCTTTACCCCGCCATGCCATTTCTAAAATGTTATGGCTAACGTTATTTAAGTTAACTACCGAAGAATCCGGATGGTCTAATTCCCCTAATGCCCTACGCTCTGTTATATAAGTTTCATTATATTTTTTAGCTTCACGCATCAATGTTTCCATTGGATATACACGTCCGTTATGATTTTTAGCTTCAGCACGTTGAAGTACTCCTTGTACAATTAAACGACCGCCATTATTAGCTAATGATTCATTTATCTGCTGAGGAGATACTTCAAATACATTATAGTCTATAAGAAGTTGTTTGTTCATTACATTCCTTTCATAAATAAACCAGAATTAATATAATCCTGTTCCATTTGCCAACGTTTGCGTTCATCTGCATACTTACGTTTTGCTTCTTGCAAAGTTAATTTGGCATTTTCAGGTGCTTTGGCAAATTGTTGCCATGTTCTATTAGGTACCATTATTTTGAAAGTTCTTTTAATCTGTTAGAAATTCTAACAATACGTTCATTTATTTTATTGATACGATTGCCGGTTTGCTTCCAAAACTGAGAAGAATCTACTCCTGTCTCTGTTTTGAGTCTAATATTATTTTGTACAATCTTTTCAATTTCAGCTAACATTTTGTTAACTTCCATTATACTTTTGTTAACTTTTTGTGACGGTGAAGCTGATTCGTCTTTTTTGTATTGACGATATGATACTGCTTCTTCAATTTCAAACCCAGCTGGCGCTTTATATTTAACACTATTATGTATCAAATTTAAACGTGTAAGTGCTTGAAACACTGCCATGACGGCGTCAGAACTTTTATAACCGTATTTCTTAGCTAATGCATCAATAAATCTTTTAACTGCTCTATCTAATTCGGGATTAACAGCTTCATGTAAGTGTAACTCATCAACAACCCCGTACATTTCCGACATCATTTTTTTATATGAAGATTTATTTTCCATAGGACGAAATATTTTGTTAGTTTTTTTAACACGTTTCCATCCGTCAGCTTCTACTGTATCATCTCCGGCTTTACCAAAAGCTTTTGGGGTCATATATCCAGGAGTAGCGCCGGTAGTTGACATTTCATCTAATTCTTCTTCAGACTCTTCTTCTGTCTTTAAAGCTACTTTACCCAAACGCTTATGAAGATATTTATCAGAAGAATCAGTGTCGCCATCATTATCTAAATCTTTATCTTCGAGATCTTTAAATTTAGACTTAGCCTCTTTATCAGAAACATCATCTACGCCTTCTGTTAAACGTTTTAAGCTTTTTTCTATATCTTTAAATAAACCCATCAGATTCCTTGTTTTTTAAGAACATAAACAGCGGCGCCAGTACCTCCAGATAATTTACTAACAGATAAATCATATACTACACCGGCCGATAAATCGCCTAATGGTATTTGACCGCCTGCTGATAGACTAGCCGTCGCTCCCCCCGCAGTTTTAACAATAATACTACCGTACCCATAATTTGAGCCTGTTAAATCCAATTGGCCTGTAGTATATACAAGTGTTGAATAATATTTACCTGGATGACCTAAACGCTCGAACTGATCTGCGCCGTTATTAGCGGATGGCGCATCGTAATTATATGGATAGCTTCCTACTTGTGACCCCATTATTTACCTTTAACTTTATTTAATTCAGAAACTAATTCGTAATAACGTAACATTGTTAAAACATCTTTATCTTCAATAACATGCTTTTTTGTTAAAGATGATAGCAAATTAGACACTTCATTTAATTTGATACGTAATACTTTACTAGGTATTACAGTCTTTAGTGTCTTTAATTGTTCACTAATACCTTTAGCTTCTTTAACGACATAATCTTTAAGTGATGTAGAATTGCTAACTGTATTAATATATTGGCGTAACAAAGACTTTTGTTCAGTAGTTAATTGACTAGAATATTTTTCGTTAAAACGATCTACGATTATCTTTGAAGCTAAAATACGTACATCTTTATGTTCAGATTCTAACATAGGCTTTGTAGCTTCTGTTTTATTTGCTACGGTACGTACGTGTTCTAACAAAGCAAATTTAGTTTCTACATATTCTTTAGGATCATCCGCCTCAGCAAATTCTAGTAGTTTATAAATACTAGCATGTATTTTATAGTTATTTACACGTGCTTTAAAAAAATCATCGATATCATATGCAGAACGTATTTCTTTAATAAGATTAAATTTTTCACGCTTAAGTGATGATTCGCTAATTGTCTTTTTTGATTTTATAACTGCAGAAAGAAATGCATGTGCTTTAGCATCTGAATTAAATTTTTCTTCGTGTACTGCGCGATATAGTTTAAGTTCTTTATTTAACTCGGTATTGTTATTAAAATTCTTCTTAATAATTTGTAAAGCTTTAGACCGAGTACCGTTCATAGTATCGGCAGCAACTTGACGTACGAGTAACTCGAAAATTAAACCTGTATTTTTTACTTTTGAATGTTTAATTCGGCTCATAGTGTTACGTTTCCTTTTATATACACGCCTTTTTAATAAATATATATATCACTGTAAAATGTCATAATCTTAATCGTTTAGTGATAATAATTGTGACTCATCTAACATTGTGCCGGCATCCGAATCGCTGGTATTTTTATCTAACGATTCTTGTATTATACTAGCACTTTTAAATTTATTAGACAATGTTTTAATAAGTTCTTTAGATTCAATTGATTCAATACTCAACGGAGAACTTTTGCGATATGTATGCTGTAATGGATCTGTCTTAGGACTACCGTTAAATGTAGCACTTAATTGTTTAGCACCTAATGGATCTCTACCATGTGGGCTAGAATGTTTACCCCATGTACTAACATCTTTAGGACGTCCAGGGCCGGCTACATGCTCTTGTTCCATTCCCGGTAACAATTCTCCTTTAGTAGCTACGTGCATCGATGCAATGTCATGCGGCGTACCAAAACTCATATTAGTCTTTTTAGGGTCATTACCTTCATCAGCAATTTGTTTACGACGGAATTGAGTTTTAAGATCTTCTATAACATTGTCTTGCTGTGACTTCCATTCATATTCAGTCATGCCAAATATGTTTTCGTAAATCCATTGTTCCGAGAATAATTGTGATTCGCGTAATTTACCTGCTAATTCTACTTTTGTAGTTAAGGATTCTAATTGTTGTTTTTCGTAAATTAACGAAGGATTATTTAATTCTAATGAAAATCCGATCAAATCTTCATCACGGAATCCTTGCGCATATAAATGTATAATTGCAATTTTAGATAATTCAGAAATAAATATTTTTTGTATACGTTCAATGGTACGTGCAAAACGTACATCTTCTGCGGCTAATGTAGCTTTACCTTCTACTCCCTCATCATATCCTAAAAATGCTTTAGGTATTTTTAAAGCAGCATGTAATTTATTACGTAGATATTCAATATCTTCAATCTGTCCTTCGTTAGTTAACCCCGCTAATGTATCAATTGCAGTACCAGACTCACCTCCACGCACAGGTAAATAATAATCTTCCATCATGTTCTGTAGATTAAACTTAAGATTATAGTCTCCTGTCTGTTCATTCATATACGGAACCTTTTTCATTTTACTCATGATTTGGTTCATATAGTTATCTACTTCATGCGGTGGAATATTACCAACATCAATTTTAAAAACGCGACGTTCTGGAGCGCGCATAATACGTTGAATAAGCATTGCATCTTCCATCAATGACAATTGCTTAAACAATTTACGTCCGGATTCAATCATTGACTTACCGTACGGTAAAAAATTCGTATCAGATAACAAACGAAAATGTGCTATTTGAAAACTTTCAAATTCTGTACGATTAGGCTTACCCGCAAAATTTGCGTATGTACCGCTAGGCCCTTCAATTATAAATCTATAAGCATATGGATTTTCTATATCATATCCATCTTCACGACGAACCTCATATGCAGATAATGGAGTTACGTTAATAACCCCTAACTCATCTTCAATATCTAAATGTAAAAAGAAGTCGCCGTACTTACATGCATTACGTACCCATGGCCATAAATTATAATCTATATTAAGTATATCGTAAAATAAATTATGTAATACTTTACGAACTTCTTCATTAGATGTAGAAATTGATAATGTATCTCCTTCAGCATTTTTAACTGTAGACTCATCTGCATAAATGTCTAATGCTGAAGCGATGATAGGATCCATATCCATAGCTTCGTAATCAGTAAACAATTCTAATTTAGATGAGTGAAAATTGTACGTTTGATTATAAGTAGCATATCCAGACTGACCTCTATGTAGTCCTGTAAATCTATCTATATAACTATTACTGGATAATGATCCGTTAGATTGTAACCTGTTAGTATCAACCGCTTTTAAACGATTTTTAGCTATACGTCTTACAATTACATTTGTAGAAAAAAGCCGTTTTAATCTGGCCTGTAATGAAGTGTCTGCCATGCGTATTATTTATTTATAAATATTAGATTAGCCACGTTAAATTTTCATCTCCGCCAGGAGTTTTCAAAGTCCATGCGGCATGTTGTTGTGGAGTTATAGTATATACGCCAGGTGTAGTTTTTCCAAAATGATTAAGTGCCTTACGAGACAGATCTAACCCTTGTTGTTTAAGTCGTAATGCAGTATCACGTACCCATAATGCAATTGCAAAAGACATTACAAGATCATCATTATAACCGCGTTGTGCTTCTGCCCTAGACCCATTCCATATAAATACTAACAATTCATCTATTAAACGTTTACTTCGTACTACCGGACTTTTTTCTCGTAAATATGTTTCTAGTTTTGATATAGTTAACGGACGAGTTTTACTAGTCGTAGAAAATCCAGGTACCATATCTGATTTACTTTTTAAATCATATCCTTTCATGAGATGAACGTTTTCATCTATATAAGCATCTTGCCGATATGAATAGTACAAATTAGCATAACCACGATCTATTACAACTTGTATAACAGCCCATCCCACATTAGCATTTTCTATAACTAACAATGCATTGTTATAATCAGCAGCTACTGACATTAACATGTTACCATATTCTGTAGTATCTATTTTACCACGATATTCTGCTACCTGTGTTAA